TCCAGGGCGTCTTGCTGTTTTCAAGTTGTGCCACTGTCTGCTGCATAGAAACCTCAGCAGCCAGCAATGCCTGGGCTGCGGCAGTCTCACGCTCTGACTTGCCTTTAAGCGCCAGAGCCTCAGAAATAGTGCCGGTAAAAGCATTTACCAATTCATTCTCGGCTTTGATCTTTTGAATGAAAGGTGTGCTATCTACCCTTGTGCGCCAGCTCCGCATGCCGGTTGCAGTGGTTGGCATCGCTTCAGAACGATAAACAGGTATCTTGATTCCCATGCGTCACACCCTATGTGGTCAAGTCTGTCCAGACATCGCGCAGATAATCCATGCCGCCAGCATCAGCTATGGTGCCAATGCCGCCTGCAGCTCCGGTAATCAACGCGGATGTACCTTGTGCGCGTAACGCGCTCTTTTCAGCTTGGCCGCCCATACGCGAAACCTCAGCTCGCAATTTTGTTTCTTCAATCAGATCATCTTGCTCAAGCAAAGCGATCTCTGTGTTGTAACGATCTACAGCCAGCTCGTAGTTAAATTCTTTTACATTTTCGATGAAGATGTCTTGCGGTGTTCCACGACTTGTCATGCCCTGGCCAAGTGTCGCATTTCTTGCGCCAGCTTGATACGCGCCGAATGCCAACATTTTACGCGCATTACTACGCTCAAGATTGCGCTGTAGTATTTCTTTTTGCCTATTAGCAATATCAATATCGCGCTCAATGATCGTTGCATTTTTAGCCCCGACTGCCAGAGCCATGTTGCCTGCGTCTTTGCCTGACTTATAACTGTTGTAAGCCCCGAAAAGCTGTAAGCCTGTGCTAATAAGCTCAAACATCGATCACCTATTTGTCAAAAGTGTTAAGGCGTGGGTAAATCGCCAACAATGTCAGCGGCAAGGGCTGGCTCTGCTGCACAACAATCTGTTCGTCTTCTTCAAAGCCGCCTCGAAACTCAATCTCTTTGTCACCTGTAAACAGCTCAACCGCAGCAGACATGGCCATGGCAGATGTTCTAAACGGTATGCGGTCAACCTCATTTGTAGAGCTGCCAACCTCGACACCTACAGTTTCATGCAACCGAAGCGTAATCGAATGGATACGCTTAATTTTGCCCTGGCTAGTACCGTCTGCGCTACCAGCTTCGAGCCGCAGCGTCTTGATACGGCTTGTGTATGCCAGACCAACAGCAGCATTTGTGGCGCTTGTATCAAGCGATATAGCGCCTGCAGCCACCGTTTTGTTTGGGTGTGTCGCGCCATTTACCAATGACGCCACTGTCTCGCCATTAAGATGATACAGCCCACCAAATGATGTCGTTGCAGATCCGCTGTATGATAAACCGCTATCTACAAAAAATGCCTCAGTTGTGTCGTTACCAAAGTTAAATGTCTTCATGCGTTCTACATAACGCTTTGTAACGCTGTTGATGGTGCGCTTGACGATCATGTAAAGCTCATCTTCACCGCTGTCAGATGGCAGCGTAGCAATACTCTCAACCATGCCATAAGCGTATGTAGCAGACGCCAGCCCCTCATGTGTGCCGGTGTATGCGCCGCCAATCGTGTGTCGGTGCCAGGCAACCACTTCTTCTTCGCGCCGATAAGTTAGGCCGATAAGCTGCCCATCATTGCGTATCATCCACACAATGCTGTCAGGTTCTTGCTGGTAAGCCATGCCCAGCATACCGCCTTCGGTAATATGTTCAGCCAAAATGGTCAGATCTGTAGCAATGTAACCAGATGTGTTGATTTCGCCTGCATACTTAAATTCACGCAGCTTGCGCTTGGCTCGCTGCAAAAACATGGTCACATCTGCAACCTGCACCGGCTCCACATTCGCCGTACCATAATTAGAGTATTTACGAATCTGTGCGTTTGTCGGCGTAACCGGCCCATCATTTGTGGTAGTCAACACATACTCGCCGCCGGATGTGCCAATCGTTAGCACTCTGGTTGCAGACAGATACCGGATGTTATTTACCTGGTTTGACGCAATTTGATAGATCAAAGCATCGTCAGCATTAGTACCAGATGTAAAGTTTAGGTAATCGCCGTTCTTGCTAAAGAACATGGTCTGCGGTTCTTCAGTAGTCGCCGCAAAGACCAGGCGCTGTTCAAAAAATGTCACACAGCTTGGATAGCCTGTTGTATCAGACCAGGCTCCTAGCTCCCAGTTCACCGTAGCTGTGCTGGCAGTCAAATTGCTTTGTATGCTAATAGTTACATTTCTGGCGTCAGTAAATGCAGTGATTTCTGCATGACCACCATTAAACTTTATCAATCGGCCAACATCTGTACTTGCAAACAAATCAGCACTAGCGACAAGTGCTTTAGTGCCAGATGTTCCGCTAGGATTAACGGTGGTGCTAGTCGTGTTCAGATCTAAGTATGGGCCGCCGGTAAACTCAGGCGCGGCAAATATCCAGGCATTATGGTCTGTCCTGGTCAGTGTCCTAACAGCGTACTCTGGATGAACCAAGTACATGGTATCAGCAGACTGCACAAACTTTACATCGAATATCTTTGTCGCTGGGTATGGGCTTGCAACCTCAAATATTTTTTCAGATGTGCCGCCGCTCGCATAAGCCGCAAAAGCAGTTCCATCGATGTTGTTGCCGTACAGATCTGTAATTTCAAAAGTATCAGTAGTCTTGTTTGCAACCTTATAATTTCTGCTGTTGAGCTGTGTCATGCCGGTCACGCCGGAAACAAAGACCTCATCACCATTAGAGTAACCATGTGCTGCGCTAGTTATGACAACAGGGTTTGCCTGGGTTGCGCCTGTAATGTTTTTTGCAGTATCGAGAACCTGGCCACCATTGCGATACACACGCATGATACTGTCGCCAAACTCAAGAATGTATGTGTCGCTGGTCTTAAACTGAAAAGGTATCAGCCTTGTCTTTGTTGCGCTGTTTTTGACCTCGCCCAAAAACTCTGTGCCTGGCCGCCTGGTGACACCGCCATGCGGATGTACAACCATGTTTAGCAGCTCAGACGCACCGGCCTTGTATTTTTCTAGCTCTGTGCGGCCTTCTAGGCGCGGCGATATTTCACCGGCTACAAAGCTGGATAAACTTGGGGCAGACCTTGCCATGCCTAAAACCTGCTTTCGATTAGGTCGCTTGCCTCAAACCGTTCAGCAGCTCCCTCAGTAGCATCGACAAATCTGGCCTCTCTCATTTTTTCGTCATAAATGGTTTTGGTGGTAGCGATCATGCCATTGCTGCCTGTAACAGCGTAGCAAAGCTCATACGCCAGGCGAGCTGATATGGCATCAACTAGCAGCGGATCATATTTATTTGGATCTGTTTCCCTGGTGACATACTTGATTTTTGCAACAGTCTCATCCGTCAACAGATTGCGACCCTCGACCACATAAACTGGGCCGTTGTTGTTGCTGGTAATGTTGTCCTGGGGATACGACAAAACGCCGTTGGTAAACTCTAAGACGCGCAAGCAATCGCTTGGCAGTGGGTATTGGTAGGCATATCCGAATGCTGGTGCTGTAGAAGACCTGGCCAGCTCTGCTCTAGCGATCAGGCTGTTCCAGTTGTGACTGCGGAAAACAGCATCACGCACAGCAGTATAACGCTGATTTACCAATCGAGCTGCTTTGCTGTCCTCTGTCAAACTGGTTATGTTTGTAGCGCCCAGCATGTTTAGCGCAGCGTTTGATATATCAACGACACTTGGCATCAGCGATCTCCGTAAAAGGGAAAAGGCAGCCCCGAAGGGCTGCCCTTAGTTTTAGTCGAGAGCATACAGCATTGTCAGTTCAATGGTGCCAGTGCCTGCGGCACCGCCCATCGTGACAGTTACTGGATAGCCATCTTCATTTGCATTGATCTCAATACCTGAGCCGAGAGCCAATGTTGCAGCAACATCCACTTTTTGAGCGGCAGTTGAAGCAGCAGCAGCTTTAAACTCATCAGCATCGAGAGCAACAGCAGTGCCATCTGAATCTGTGTAGGCTGCGTGGCCTACAGACAGAGTAGTGGATGAACCCAGTGCGTCATGAGCTAATGAACCTGACAAGATCCGTGCGCCATTTGGCAGCAAAAACATTTCAATGACATCGCCAGATGCCAAAGCTGATGCTTCATACACGCCATGTGCTACACGGATACGACCGCCAAGCTCATTTGCCTTGTTCATAACCACAGGGTTTGCACGAGCATTCGTGCGCTGTGTTGAGTAAACAGTAGCCATTATTCAGTCTCCTTTACTCGCTACAAGCGATCTCAACTACTTTTTCTTCTTCCATGCGTGTCGCAGAGAAAGATGAACAGTAGTAGACCTGGGTTGCGTAGGACTTGTCAGCGCGTTCTTCAATGCGGCTAGTCGGCTCTTTACCCATTGCCAATTTGCAACCATCTTGCGCCCA